TACCACTAAAACCCATTTGGCATGGGTTTAATGGGTATCGTGGTATAGATGGTGGATGTGAAATAATGAGATAATATGAAAGAAATAAAAGTTTTTGGTCATGGTCCCTATGTTGGGACTTCTGGTTATAATAACCATACCCGTGATTTTTTTAGAGGTTTATCTAAATATTTTCCTTTAAAGTTTAGAAATTTTACTGTAGGTAGTAATTGGGTAGGTATAAATGACGAACCTCACAATGAAGAAAAATACATTACAGATTTAGACAAACAAATTCTTCATATTCAAACTTATTTTTCATCTGATGGGAATTTCCAAAATGATGAGATATATAGCCAATATGGTGAAAAATTCAATCATAATGTAAATCTTATTTTGATGGAAACTAACCATCACTATTTTTATGATAGATATAAAGGTCCCAAAATTGGATATAATGTTTGGGAATCTACAGAACAACCTAAAGGTTTTTTTGAAAAATGGAAAGAATTTGACCAAATGTGGGTCCCTTCAAAGTGGCAAGCTGAATGTACTATAAAACAAGGAGCTGATCCTGATAAAGTAAAAGTAGTACCTGAAGGTGTAGATGTAAAAACATTTTATCCAGAAGACCCCCAAACAACATTAGATTATGTAGATGGTAGATTCAAATTTATCCATTTTGGTCGTTGGGACTATAGAAAATCTACTAAAGAAATTATTGAAACATTTCTAAAAGAATTCAAACCAGACGAACCTGTAGATCTTATTTTATCTATTGATAACCATTGGGGTAAAGATTTAGATGGTTACGAAACTACAGAAGAAAGACTAAAGGGATTTGGGTTAGAAGATCCACGTTTGAAAATCAAACATTTCCCCTCAAGAGAAGATTATATTACTTACATGAAAAATGGTCATGTATTTTTATCATGTGCTCGTAGTGAGGGATGGAATTTACCATTGATTGAAGCTATGGCATGTGGTACACCTTCAATTTACTCCAACTGCTCAGCCCAATTAGAATTTGCTGAAGGTAAAGGTTTACCTGTAAAAATATTAGGAGAAAAATCTACACAAGGAAATAATTACTCTAATTTTGGAATCAACCTAGAGGATCATCACATCCCAGGTAATTACTATGAACCTGATTTCGAAGACTTAGCCCGAGTAATGCGTGATGCTTTTGAAAATTATATATATTATAAGAAACGTGCTGTTGAAGAGGCTAAAATTATTCATCGCGATTTCAATTGGGATAGAGTAGCTGAGATTGGTAGAGATACTTTACAAGATTTTATGAATAATTATGTAGCTCCTCCAACTCCTCCTAACAAAATTGAAGTTAGTTTTATAAATGGTCCAAAAGTAGAAATTACAGGAGATAATGAAGAAGAATACAATATTGAATTTATTGATGGTGATACTAATAAAATAGTTTATAACACTACTATAAACACTAATATGTGGACTAGTTGTAATAGAGAATATTATACTAATTGGGTTATCAAAATAAATGGAGAAATTTTCCATAAATTAGATCTAACAAATAAACGTGTTCTAATTAGTTTAGAATCAAAAGCCCTTGGTGATACAATTGCTTGGACTCCATATGCTGTTGAATTTGCTAAAAAACATAATTGTAAAGTAATTATGTGTACTTTCCACAATAACTGGTTTAGAAACATCCCAGAATATAAAGATATAGAATGGATGGAACCCGGTAGTTCAACTCCTTGTATAACTCACTATAAAATAGGTTGGTTCAAAGACGAAGATGGATTTTGGAAAAATCCTTCAAGACATAAAAACCAAGTTAATCTATACCCAATGCAGCAAACTGCAACTGATATATTAGGTTTAGAATACAAAGAGTTAAATTATGGTTTAGACTTTCAAAAAGGTAAACGACCTATAAAAGAAAAATATGTAGTAATAAGCCCTCAATCTACTGCAGGATGTAAAGAATGGCCATATTATAATTGGGTAACTTTAACAAAATTACTTACTCAACAAGGGTATAAAATAGTTAATTTGACTAAGTCTCAATTAGAAATCCCTGGAGTTATAAATTCCTGGAACCAGCCTTTTGATGTAATTGCTAATTATTTACACCACGCAGACTTATTTATAGGATTAAGCTCAGGATTATCTTGGTTCAACTGGGCGTTAGGTAAAAAAACCGTAATGATAAATAACTTTACATCAATAGAGCATGAATTTCAAACTAAAGTAGTTAGAGTTCGTAATGAATCTGTATGTAATTCATGTTGGGTCAATCCAAATTTCAAATTTGATGCCGGAGATTGGGATTGGTGTCCTATTTGGAAAGGAACGGATAAACAACATATTTGTATGAAATCTATATCTCCTACCCAAGTATTCCAAAAAATCAAACCAATACTAACTAATAAAAAATAATCAATATTTATTACTATGGAACAAGTGTTTTTGACAAAAGAAGAGGTTGAAAAATTGAAAGACTTACAAACACAAGAAGTCAATCTAATCAATCAATTAGGACAATTAGAATATCAAGTTCAAACCCTTTCGTTACAAAAAGAAAATTTAAAACAACAAATTTCCATTCTCCAAAAAGAAAGTACAGTTATAGGAAAACAGTTACAAGACAAATATGGAGAAGGAACTATTGATGTATCCTCAGGAGAATTTACAAAATCCAATTGATTTTTGAATCTCTCTTGAATATTTATAATAAAATAATAACCCCATTACAATGGCAGAAACATTAGTATCACCTGGTGTATTAACAAGAGAGAATGACCAGTCATTTATCACGCAACAACCTGTTCAAGTAGGTGCCGCAATTGTTGGTCCTACAGTAAAAGGTCCTGTAGAAATTCCTACAATTGTTACTTCTTACTCAGATTTCCAAAATAGATTTGGTACTACTTTTGAAAGTGGTAGCCAAACTTATACATTTATGACCTCAGTAGCAGCTTACAACTACTTTAACAACGGTGGTAACACTATGTTAGTAACAAGAGTTGTTTCTGGTTCTACATCTAACTGGGATTATGCAACCTCAGCAGTACCTTCTTTGACCACAGGAACTGATTCATTTACTTTAGAAGCAATTGATAAAGGTGTAATTTGGAATAATACAGGATCAGTAACCTCAGGTTCTTTAGATTCAGGTTCAATTGATAATGTTAGATGGCAAATTGTTACTAGCAATACATCATCAGGAACATTCTCTTTAGTAATCAGAAGAGGTGACGATAGTAATACAAACCCTGTTGTTTTAGAAAGCTATAACAATTTATCATTAGATCCAAATCAAGATAACTATATAGCTAGAGTAATTGGTGATAATTACTTCAATTATAATTCAACTGAGAACTACTTAGAGATCTCGGGTTCATTCCCTAACAGATCTAGATACGTAAGAGTTAGTAATGTAAATACTCCTACCCCTAACTACTTCAACAATGCTGGTATAGCTAAATCAGAGTTTACAGGTTCAATCCCAGCCCTTGGATCAGGTTCAGCAAATGGTTCATTTAGTGGTGGTACAGGTAATATTATTCCAAGTGGTAGAGTAATGAATTTATACCAAAATATCAATGCTACTGATACACAAGGTTTAGTAGGAACTGATTACAATAATATGTTAAATCTTTTATCTAACCAAGATGATTATAGATTCAATGTATTATTGACTCCTGGTATTACAAATGCAACACAAGCTTCACAAACAACTACTGCAATCAATAATACCCAAGGTAGAGGCGATAGCATCTATGTATTAGACCCAGTAGTATACGGTTCTGGAATAGCAGATGCTACTAATGAATCAAATTCAAGAAATACCTCATACGCAGCTATGTACTGGCCTTGGTTACAAACAGTTGATCCTGACTCAGGTCAAAATATTTGGGTACCAGCGTCAACTATGATCGGGGGAGTTTACGCATATAACGACAGTGTAAGCGAGCCATGGTTTGCTCCAGCGGGTATCAACAGAGGAGGTTTGACTAACGTAATCCGCCCAGAAAGAAAATTATCTCAATCTAATAGAGATACATTATACGAATCAAATGTCAACCCAATTGCTTCATTCCCTGGTGTGGGAACAGTAGTATACGGTCAAAAGACATTACAAAAACAAGCATCTGCTCTTGATAGAGTAAATGTTAGAAGATTATTGATTGCTCTTAAGTCTTATATTGGCCAAGTTGCTCAAACATTAGTATTTGAACAAAATACAGCAGCTACAAGAAACAATTTCTTATCAGCAGTAAATCCATACCTCGAATCAGTACAACAACGCCAAGGTTTATATGCCTTCAAGGTAGTAATGGATAACTCAAACAATACTCCAGACGTAATCGACAGAAATCAGTTAGTAGGTGCTATTTACTTACAACCAACTAAGACTGCTGAATTTATCATCCTCGACTTCAACGTATTACCAACAGGAGCAACATTCCCAGGTTGATAAAAACTGAAAGAATGAATATTTATAATAGAATAAAATAAATAACAATGGCAGTATTAGATCCAAACGAAATATTTTTCACAGCCTTCGAACCAAAACAGGCTAATAGATTTATCATGTATATTGATGGATTCCCAGCCTACACAGTTAAAGGTGTTGGTGCTGTAAACGTAGCTCAAGGTTCAGTAGCTCTTAACCACATTAACGTTCAACGTTTTGTTAAGGGTAAAACTACTTGGGGAACAATTCAATTTACATTATTTGACCCAATTACTCCTTCTGGTGCTCAAGCAGTAATGGAGTGGGTTCGTTTACACCACGAATCAGTAACAGGTAGAGATGGTTACAGTGATTTCTATAAGAAAGACTTAACATTCAACGTATTAGGCCCTGTTGGTGATATCGTTTCAGAATGGATTATTAAAGGAGCATTAATTACTGATGCTAACTTTGGTGAATATAACTGGGATACTACTGATACTGCTGTTAATATTACAATGACAGTTCAACCAGATTACTGTATCTTGAACTTCTAATAAGAAAAGTAAATATTTTTGTAAAGAGAGCTTGGATTCGTTCAAGCTCTTTTTTATATTCATATTTATACTCGACAAACGTTATAAATAAAATATATGAGTTTTAACTTACCAACAGAAACCATCGAACTTCCTTCAAAAGGTTTATTATATCCTGAAGGTCATCCTTTATCCGAAGGCACTATTGAAATTAAATATATGACAGCTAAGGAAGAAGACATCCTTACAAACCAAAATTACATTTCAAACGGCACCGTATTAGATAAATTATTAAAATCCTTAATTGTAACTAAATTCAATTATGATGATTTAGTTATTGGTGATAAAAATGCTATTATGATTGCTGCCCGTATTTTAGGATATGGAGCTGAGTATAAATTTACATATAATGGTGTAGAAGAAGTAGTTGACTTATCTAAAATTGAGAATAAACCATTAGATGAATCTCTTTACATTAAAGGTAAAAATGAATTTTCATTTGATCTCCCATCTTCTAATAATGAAATTACCTTTAAATTCCTTACTCATGGTGATGAATCTAAAATCAACCAAGAATTAGAAGGATTAAAGAAACTTAAAAAAGATGATTCTCCAGAACTTACTACTCGTTTAAAATATATGATTACTTCTATCAATGGTAATCGAGATAGTAAAACAATTCGAGAGTTTGTCGATCAGGCATTCCTAGCACGAGATGCTAGGGCATTCAGAGAGTTCATTAATAAGATCCAACCCGACGTAGATCTAACTTTTTTTCCCTCATCTTCAAACAAATCAATCTCTCTCCCAATTGGGATTAACTTTTTTTGGCCTGACATCAACATCAGCTAAGGATTATAGAGTTCAATTTTTAACTCAAATCCACGAGATTTGTTTTTATGGTCAAGGAGGTTATTCATGGCCTGTGGTATATGATATGCCTCTTTGGCTACGGAAGTTTACTTATGCTAAAATTAAAGAGCATTATGATAAACAATCTGAGATAATGAAAAAACAATCCTCTAATCCTAATCAAAAAGAAGTTATAGGAAAAGACGGAATGATAAAAATGCCTGAAGCCTTTACAAAATCCAGCTATAAATAATATTTATACCATATACCTATATTATGGCTGAAGGAGATAAACCCAAAGATTTAAAAAAACTAACAGAAGCAACCCAACAAGAAATGGGTCGTATTCTGGAAACTGTTACTTCTATTTCCGATAGATTAATTACTGGTATAGAAGAGTTTAATGATAAATTAGACGAATCTGAAGGTAAAATGGATGTCATAGGTAAAACTATGAAGCGAGGTTTAATAGCTGAATTTAAAAATACAGTTAAAAACCAAGAAAACTTAATTAAACTCCAACTTCAAGCAGAAAAAGGCCAGCTTAAATCTAAAGATATAGCTAGAGAGCGCCAAAAACTTGAAGAAAACAGAAGGTTAACTGAGCTTAAAATTGAAAACATTCAAAAGCGAAAAGGAAATCTTTCTAAAGAAGAGAAAAAAATCCAAGGTCAACTTATAGCTGACCTCCAAGCCGAAATTGATGCTCAAGAAGAACAATTAGGAATAATTGATGAGATTAATAAAAGAAATGCTCTTAATAAAGGTCTAACAGGGCTAATTGGAGAAAATATTAAAGGTTATTTAGATGATTTAGATAAATCTGGTGTTTTATCTGCTGCTTTTAGTGGTGAATTATTTACAGCCGAAGGTGCGGCATTTGCTGCTGAGGCTGCATTGGCAGCTGTAGCTGCAGCCGCATTAAAAGGTAGTGATAATATTAATAACCTCCAGAAAAATCTAGGAATTAGTTATGGTGCAGCCTATGATTTACAAAATAGTTTAGCTCTAACAGCAGCTACTTCTGATAAATTATATATAACTTCAGAACTTTTAAATAAAGCATTTACTGATTTAGCAACCCAAACTGGTATAGTTTCCGACTTTGGGGGTGATACCTTAGTTACAATGACGGCTTTAACTAAACAATTAGGTTTAGGAACAGCAGAAGCAAGTCAATTAGCTCTTTTAGCAAGAACACAAGGTGAAGATACAGAAGGGATATTAGAAAATACCGTGGATACTGTGTCGGCTCTTAATAAGCAAAACGGCGTCGCGATTAGTGCTAAAGCTGTATTAAACGACATATCTACCGCGTCTAAATCCATAGTAGTGTCATTAGGTATGTCTCCTGAGATACTAGCTGAGGCAGCTACTCAAGCAAGAGCTTTAGGTTTAAGTTTATCACAAGTTGATGCTATAGCAGGTTCTATTCTTGATTTTGAATCATCGATTGAAAAAGAATTAACTTTTGAATTATTAACTGGTAAACAAATTAATTTAGAAAAAGCAAGAGAATTAGCTTTAAATAATGATTTAGCAGGTTTAACAGAAGAAATTAAAAATAACGCTGAAATCACCGAAGCATTTGCTACAGGTAACAGAATTCAACAGGAAGCAGCAGCTGCTGCTATAGGTTTATCTCGCGATGACCTAGCTGATATGGTATACCAGCAAGAACTAGTTAAATTAGGGGCAGAAGGATTTACAGCGGCATATGGTGAACAAGCATACCAATCAATGCTCGCCCAATCCGCTTCAGAAAAATTTGAAGCTTCAATGGAAAAAATTAAAGGGGTTATTGGTGATATAGGAACTATTTTTACTCCTATTATTGATGGTTTTGCTGCTTTAGTAGGCTATTTAGCAGAATCCAAGATCGCTTTAGGAGCAATAGCGGGTATTATGGTAGGGTTAGTAGCAATCCAAACAACATTAGCTATAACTAAATTAGTAGAAGCTTACGCCTCAATATTTGCGGGTTCTTTTATGGCTGGTCCTTTTGGTTTACCTATAGCATTAGCGAGCGTAGCAGCTTTAGGAGCTATAGTAGCAGGAGCAACTCAAATGGTAGATGATGGTATCGCAGATTCATCTCGTGGTCCATTTACCATTACAGATTCATATGGTAAAATGGCTATGACAGCTAAAGGTGATAACTTAGCAGTATCTCCTAATATTAATAAAGGTGGTGGAGACGATAGAATGATTTCATTACTAGAAAAAATTGCTAATAAAAATTCTAATGTATACATGGATTCACAAAAAGTAGGAGGAAGCATGGCTTTAGCTTCAAGTAAATTATAATTTTTAATATTT